TTCAACTTGGAACTATCAGCGCCCGTTATAGCTCTGACCTTAAACCCATCTATAAATACATCACCAGGATCAGTAGATCTTGGTTCTGAATTTATGTTTTTAGACTTAGCAACTATATCTTTAGTGGCATCGGCGATACCTTGATCATAAAAATGTTTAGCTACTGTGTCCGGATTATTAGCCATATAAAGAGCTTTGTGATAATCCTCCATGTTGCCAATAGTACCGTCTTCTTGTAGAAACTTTCCTAAGAAATTTTGTATACTAGATTGCTCTGTGGATGTTTTTTCAGTGTCTTTAATTCCATATCTAAACTTCTTATCACCTAAATTAAATTCAAAACCTTTGAACTCGTCTTTATTAAAGTAATTTCTTGTTCGTTGTTGGAATTCGTCACTTTTTTGTTTGGCTTTTTCTTGTTCCGTGTTGTATCTATTGAAAAAATCCATAGCTTTTTGTTGTTCTTGAGTAATACCTGGTCTCAACTTGATCTCCTCGTAGTATTTACTCTTTGTGTCTTCCAAAAAGTTTTTGGCTTTTGCAATTTCTTCTTTACGAGCAAGCTGTTTCTTTTTTATAGCTTTCTCGTCTTCTACCTCATCATCAAAGTAAAATTTATCTTCTAATAAGAAGTTAATCTCATCAACATCTAAATGAGGTTTAGTATTTTTATAATATTCCATCAATAAAATGTCATCGTTTACATTGGAATAATCTCTATTTAATCTAACGTAGTCTTCTAAATTACCACCAGTTTCTTCCATGAATGTTACTAGTTTTTCAACATTTTCTGGAAGTTTAGGAGTTTCTACAACTGGTGTAGTTTTTTCTACTTTTGGTTCTTCTTTTTCAGTATTAACTTGTGATAAAGGAGAATCTATTTTTTCTTCTTGTTTAGTATCATCTTTATTGGACTCGACCCGTACTTGTTCGTCCACTTTCTCGCTATTTCCGGATGATTCGCCCATAAGTACTTCTTCTGTTTCTCGCTTTTGAACGGCATTTTCTTCTGTTTTAGGTTCTTGATTACTAGTTAAATCTACTTTAGTGACCTTAGTTTTTTCTACTAGTTTCCTAGGTCTACCAGGTTTTTTCTTAACTTTTAAACCTTCGACCTTAGAGTCTACTTCTGGTTTTTCTTTTTCTGACATAATATAATATAATAATTAATAATTAACTACGAACCCATCATAGACCCCATTAAATCTAATGGTTGTTCTCCATCAGCTTCAAAATCTATTGGCATATCGTTGTTTTCTCTTTGTGTTATCATAGCTGATTGTTGTGATCCAACAATTTTAGCTCTTTTATCTTTTCTATTTTCTATTTCTTTCTCTTTAGCAACTTCCCTATCTCCTTTCATAGTTTCTTTCTGAACATCAGTATTAGCTTTTAATTGAGCTAATTGCATATCATATTGAAATTGTATTTCTGCCATTTGTTGCTTTAACTCAGCTTCTTTCAACATTCTCTCTATTTCAAATTGAGATTTACCTTGTTCTATTTGTAGATCAGTTTGCGCTTTAGCTTGATTCTTCTGCATTTCGGCTGCAGCTGCTCTTTCTGCTTGTTCTGCATTTGCGTCAGCTTGCATTTGTATCATAGCTTGCTGTTGCATTTGGTCTTGTTCCTGCTTCTTCTTTCTTCTTACTTTAAGTAATTGATTAGCTAATTTCAAATTATTTATTTGCCTTACATCTATAGCGTCTTCAAGAGTTATTCCTTGTTGTTGTAAAGCCATTTGAATATTTTGTTCTAACATAGCTTTTTCTTCTTCGTCAGGAACTAAATCTAAATATATTCCAAAATCATATAAATGAAGTTCTCTTAAATCTTCTAATGTTCCTACATTATATGAACTAATAGAAGATCTTAAAGCTTCAGCAGTTAAATCAAACTGTAAAGTGTCATTAATTCTACAAACAATGTTTTCACAAGTTTTTACTGTTAGATATAAAGCTGCCTGAAGAATATGTTTGGTAGCAACATTAGAATTTGCCGCTGCTAACTTTTGTAATCCTACTAAAGCGTCTTCATGAGGTGTACTCGCATCTCTTGCTTCATTGAGCCCGGTTACATCTCTTATCATTTGTAAATAATATTGATAAGTTTGAATTAAAGCTTGGATTTTTTGTAACCCACTAGAGCTGCTTAATTCTTGTATAGGAACTTTACCTTGGTTATAGTCTCCATCTTGAGTCATTGATCTTCCGACAATTGAACCAGTTTGGAAATACATATTCAATGCTTCTTGAGGATTATAAGTCGTACCATTACCTAAGTCCACTTCAGCTAAACCATCTACATCCATAAAAACTCCATCTGGAACTGTTCTAGATAAAACTTGTTGAAGTTTTAAATGAGTTAATTGTATCATGTCAGCAAAACCTGTTATTCTACTTACTAAAGATTCTATTCTACCTTTATACATTTTAGGTGCACAAAGATTATAATTCATATTTACTTTAACTAAGTTAGATTTAGGTCTTGTCATGTTTTCTGCTAACTTCCACTCTAACAACATGTCATGTCCTAGTATTTTAGCTCCACTATATAATACTTCTATTGATCTAGATACTCTTTCAAAATTATCACTTTCAGGTGGATTAAATGTATCTGGTTTTTCTAATGCTTTTTCTAATCCTGATGGTGTTTGTTTTATTTTAAAAACTTGATCGCTATAGGTTTTATATTCAAAATATAAAACATAAATCATATTACCATCATTTCTTCCATTCCAGTTATAAATTAAATTATTATTACCTGGAAATTTTTGGATTTTTTCTAATTCTTCTGGAGTTAAATTAGGAAATTGTTTTTTAAGGTCAGCTAGAGTTATAGCTTTCACTTCTCCTACATACCATAAATCTTGGAAATTTGGATCTTCTGTATAGGAGTATACTAAATAAGCTGGATCTACATAATCTAAAACAATTCCTTCAGCAGAGTTCCAACTTGTCTTAACTGCACCTATTCCTAATATAGTTAAATCCTCGTTTATTCTTCTACGTATTAAATCATATTTGTTTCTAGCTAAAACATTATTTATAACTTCTTCTTCAGCTATTTCTACAGATTGCTTATAATCTAACTGCATGTGAAGATCTAATTCTTCCTCGTTCTGAGGCATGTCCTCGGGATTTTCACTACTGTATAAATCTAACCCAGTTGCTTTCTTTACATTAGCTAAATAAGCATCTGCCTGCATATCTCTTAATATGTTTTCAGCATATGCTGTTCTTTTCTTTAATGAAGCAGGATCTTGTGCATAGGCTTTTATGTCATATTGCTTATCTGACATTCCATTAACTACTATATCTACAAATTTAGGAATAATAGGAATAGGTTTCCAATCTAAATTTAAATAAGATAAATCACCGTTAATTGCTAATTCGTCTTTATATTTTTGTACTGGCTGTTCTGCTCTTGCGTAAAGTCTTAATGTTCTAAAATTATTAAAATTATAATTATATCTATTTTGAACACCGGTTCTTGTTCCACTAAACCAATCTGCCTCAATTGCTCTACCAACTTGTCTTCCGTAATCAGGACTATTCTTAACTTCATCAGGTACCACCTGATCAGGAAAAATACTACTATTATCCGTGTAAATCATTTATTTAATTATTTGTGAAAAAGATCCTTCATTGTTATAATTCTTAATTCCTAAGTTTATTTTCTTTACTGTTCGCTCTTGAACAGGTTTATAACTATTTCTATTACATGCCATAATAGCTAAACCAGAACTAATAGAAGCATCATGTTTAGTTCTTTCATTTATATTAAACGTTGCCCAATCTTCTAAGGTTCGTTGGTGATACATATCACCATAGTCTTCATCTATTCTTCCTACGTGTGTCTCAATATATGCTTCAATAGCCGCAGCATGTGCTTGTTTTATATCTTCACTTGAATTTGGTATTCCACCAACTTCTCTTTCAGCTACAGATAATTTGCTTATTAATTTGTCTGGCCTATTGATACTAAATCCCCTATATCCTCTTCTTTTTAAATAGTATAATAAACGTGGTTTGTTGTTTTCTGCTAATATTGGCATTCCGTAAAATACTAAAGCCATTAATACATCTTCAAAAAATGTTTCTGCTGTCTGTGGTCTAGCAATATATTCTAAAAAAAAGTGACTAGGCGGAGCATCTTCCATTGAGAACTTAGTTAATCCATGTAACGCTCCTTTAGAACCTTTACCGTCTACGGTTCCTGATATATCGTAGCTATCACATCCAAATGCTCCAACATGTTCATTTCCTGGATATTTATACCCATCTTTTAATATTACATTGTTTTGTAGGTTTTTAGGTGGTACCCAAGAAATGTTAAATCTACCTTGAGGATTAGGTGTGAATATAACTTTAGTATCCTTAACACCTCGTTCCCATTGAAAATTACCTTTAACCACTAACTTTTCATTTACTAACTCTTCATTGTAATCTATTTGTTCGTAGATCTTTGTTAAGTTAAATAATGAAAATTTAGATTCATCTCTAAAAGCATGTTTTTCAGTTCTTGGAAATTGTCTATAAAATTCATTTAATCCGTCTTGATCTTCTTTTAATCCTTCTACTTCGTTTTCCCAATGCTCGATAACTCCGATTTCAATTGGGAGACCATCAACTCCTTTAACTTTGTTTTGTGGCGTAGTGAATACAGGTAATCCAAAAGTATCCATGTATCCTTCGTAGTTCCATTCCATAGGTATGAAGAGAGAATAGAGTCCGCTAGCTGTTTGTCCGTTTCTATTTCTTTTTGTAACGTCTGAAGCGTTGTATAATTTTTTGAAGTTGTCTCCACCTTTTGCTAATGCGTTTGAAGTTGAGCCCATCATACATTTACCTACGATTCTACGTCCTAGTCTTAATGTAGTTTTTGTAACTCTCCAGTTATTTAATATATTATCAGGTCTTTCCCACTTCCCACTCTCATCATGTGCTAATATTTTTAGCTTTTCTCCATCATATGAGTTGTCGCCTGTGTTTTTCCAATCTATTGTTGTATCAAGACCTTGTAGTTCTCTTAATTGTTCTTTGCTTTCTAATTTACGTCTAGTAAGTTTTGAAGCGGGTACTCTATATGCCAATTCGGTCTTAGGACGATCCATACCATCCTGGATCGGTTTGAAGAAAAACGGATAGTTAACGGATATCGGGACAACTTTATCTGTGAACATTTTTTTAGCATCTGCTCCAGTTTTTGAAAGGATACCGAATCTGGCATCTGAAGATATTGTGGCTTGGTTGACAAGTTCAGCTGAGGACATAAAAGAAAATCCAGACCGTCTGTTTTTAAGATAGCACATTCCATAACATCTAGTATCTGCCTTGCATGCCTCCCAAAATATAAAGAAGAGTCTGTTTGCTTCTCTATAATCTGGAGATCCAACGTCGATTTTTGACCATTGCAGGTACATGTAGTGAGTGCCAGTAATATAAGTACTAATCCCATTATTATAGAACCAATAACCTTGTTCTCTGTATCTAAATTCTTCATCAATATAATCGTACCATTTTTCTTTAAAATCTGCAGGATAATCTTCCCAATCAAATCTAGTTTTTATTCTAGCTAATTCTTTCGGATATTCTTGTTTTTCCCAGTATTGTTCCTCCTTAACTTTGCTTCGTTTAAAAGGTTTATTTTCTGCTGGTAAAGCAATACGGAGGTTTTGAATTTCAATGACCTGTCCAATTTCACCTGTTTTACTTATACATATAAAATCGTATTCAGAATTAAAGCCATATTCCCATTGTTTATTTTTGTTCTTTTTTTTGAGAATAGATGGATTAACTACATCTTTTATTTCCTTCCACAATGTTTGATCGTAACTCATTTGCTACGCCCTTCTGCAAAGCCTTTAAATGATCTTTCTTCTTTAACTTCCTCTTTAGGTTTCCCGTCAATTAAAGCTTCTTCTTCCTCAATTTTTTTTAAAATTTCAAAAGCATCCATTATAGCTAGTTTTTTAGTGGCAGCTGCGTTCTTTAGTCGGTCCGCAGACACATCCTCCCCCGTATCTACAATCGGTTCCTTCGCTACCTTTATCAATTCTTTCACTGCCATTTGTCCAGCTTGGATTATATTCTTTTTCGTTTCCTTTACGTTCATGTATTAAAGCGATATTATTAGATTTCATACAATATAGTTTTTCTCCATTTATAATAAACTCAAACTCAGAATTAGGAGAAAATGTAATAAGCTGCCCAGGTGTAATTCCTATTGATTCTAAGGAGTTATTACTAATTTTTAATATACCAAGTTGAAGAGCTTCTTTTTCTGTTTTAAAGTTATCTATATTTGAAACAGGAGCTACAAAACAATAGTCTAAGTGAGCTTTTCCATTATACATATAAATTTGAAGAGGATCACAAAAATACATATCATCTTTAAAATATGATCTACTATTTTTCTCTCTTCCCTTTACATCATAAAATCTTCTAAAAATATTATGATGTACAAATACTTTGTCTCCTACGTTAACTTTAGTCTTATAAGCTAAGGGTGTTGCTATAACTATAGCTTCTTTACTAACACTTTGAAAAGTTTCAATTGTAGTATTTAAAATTAATTCTTTATCTTCTATAGTTTTTTTATTATTGTATCTCCCTTTTACAGGAGACACAATAAAATCATATAAACTATTCATTAGTAATTTAAATCAAATTCGACAGCTATAGCCATATTAGAATTGAACTTTTTCCACGGAAGAATCTCATCATTTTTTTTAATATAAATTAAATAATCTCCTTCATTTTCATTTCCAATTATATCACATATAGTGTGTCCACCCCAAACTTCTTGACCAACAGCGTAATGCATGGCATCGTTTTTATAATCAGTACCAATACTAATTTTTCTAATATTAGACATCAGCTGTTTCTTTCTTTTCTTCTTCTATTGGAGTATAAGATCCATCTTCTATATTTACATTTATAGAACCATACTTGCTTTCAAGATCTTTTTTAAATTCATTTATCTCCTTGTTTATTTCTGCAACCTCGTGTAAAGCAGCATGCTTATTAGCTTCTAATACTCCTACTTGGTGCATTAAATCGTTAATTTGAGATCTATGATCTTTAATTGTTTTTAATTCTTCGTCTGTTATTTTTTTCATTTTATTAAATTTAATTGTTTGTTTTTTGTTATACTCTTGGAGGTGCTACTAGTATTACCATAGCATTATTTGTAAATGATCCACCAGCAGCTGTTCCTATAAATCTATTTGTACTTATATTATTAGTTCCTTGTTCAAAATTTGTTCCATCTAAATATATTCCAGCGCCAGGAGTTGTATCAGTTATTACAACGGCTTGACTAGAGGTTAATTTAAGCTCAAAACTACTACTACCACTTCCATCACTTACAAAGTCAAACTGTGCATACCTTTGTCCTAAATCAAATACATCTCCAATATCTGGACCAGTTTGTCCTCCACTTGTAACACCTGGATCTGATGGAAAAGCGTTTCCACTAGCCAAAGGACCATTAGTATCTGTAGAACTACCAAAGAAATTAGGAAACACTTTCCACCCATTATTTGCTGACAGACCACTACTACCTGTTATACCAGGTGTAAGAGCTGCAGCAGATAAAGCACCTTGAGTAGATCCAACTAATATCTGCATTCTATCATAAGGTGTTGTGGTTCCTTCAAAGTCAAAATCTACAATTTCCATTTTAACGGTGTTACCTGCGCCTGCGTCAAATATAGAAGATGAATTTATATTATTACCTGTAACAGTTTCTTCAAAAGTTATATAATCATTTGCTGAAGTCGGTAGTGTTGTAATTAATCCGTCTGAATTAGCTATATTAAAAGTATTAGTTTCATTTAAAAAGTCACCACTTGCACTATAAGCAGATTTTATTGTTGCATATCCATATATTAAAACTTTACCATCATTTCCACTAGTTATATCTTCTATAGCTACTCCTATTATCTGGTTTTGCTGAGGTAAAGAATTAGGTTTTTGAGCTCTAACAGTTCCATTAGAGTAATCCCAAATAACTATTTCTCCGTTGCTTATATTAGCTCCTGCAGTGACTGTTATAGCAGTACCATATTGGTCTTGGATAGCATTAGCTAAATTGGCTTTTATAGTAGCTATATTAAGACCACTAAAGTCAATACCACCGCCACCAGCAGCTGGTAAAGTAACTGTTTTAACGTTAGCTGCAGTAATATGACCTTCGGTAGAAGTAGTAACAGAATCTATACAAGTAAAAGTACCTCCAGCAGCTGGACTAGCCGATGAAGCAGTATCTGTACGGGTTACATCATCGTGATCTAACGTTAATTCAGATCCACTATCTCTTACTACTGACATTACGTCTCCGCCAAGAATACTTATAGAAGCAGAACTTGCATCAGAACCATTTAACGCTATATCGGTTGTAGCATTTGGAACTAATAAAGTATAAGTAGTATCATCATCTGTTGATGCCGCCCACGCTGGAGCATTGTTTACTATTTTTAATACCTGATCATTAGCACCAATATTTTTTGTTAATTGTGTAACGTCTAATGCTAAAGAAGTTTCTAGTTCATCTCCAGATATTTTTACGTTTTGACCAGTTGCTCCACCACTAGCCGTACCAACAGCAGCAATAGCCGTTATGTTAGATATGTCGCCTCCGTCTACTTGGAGAAAATCACTTATTTTTGTATCACTCATTTTTTTATTGTATTTGTGTTAGCACTTTACTTGTGTCATCTTGCATTAATACTTTACTTCCATCTTCTAATAATACAAAGTATCCTACTGGAGGTGGAGGTGGTCCAGGATTACCTCCAGGTCTAGATGGACCCGGTAAAGTTGCTATATCCGGCACTACCATGCCGATTCCCATTTTCATCTTAAAATAATGCTAATACGTTAGTAACATCTGTAGTTTGCTGCGTGCCTGTAGCGTCGTCAGCTTTGAATAATATGTCTGTAACTAATATTGGTAAAAAAGAACCAGCTGTACATCCTTGAAAAACAGCTTCAGATCCTCCTTCTAATTTTACACATATGGTACCATTAGTTCCTTTACCACCTACATAAACCACAGCTCCTCTTCCTTCTGTATGAGGTATACCTACTTCGTCAACGCTAAAAATAGTTGTTTTTGCATTTTTAGTAAAAGTTAAAGCTGATGGCGCTGTATTTCCTTGACCTGGATTTATTATTGTCCAAGCTCCAATTTTACCTTCACTAGTTACTGATGTAACTCTTATCTTAACAGAATTAGTAGAACTTGTTAATATTTCATTTGGAACTACATCGTCTATAGCATTTGTATTAGTCAAACTTAATCTTCTAGCAAAACCGTATGTAGTACCTGAAGCACCACTAAAATTCAATGGTATTGCATCGTGAGCAAATACACGCGGTTGAGCTGCTTCATTACCTTCTAAACCTCTCATTTTTTAATTTTTAATTTTTGTTATTTTTTCCGCGCCTCTACTTCCAAAGTACGCTACATAAACTGTAATTAGTAAAGCTTCTAGTAAAGAAACCCAACCATCTTTTATTTCTAATAGTATAGTTGAATCTAATACTATAAATATTGTCATTGCTAAAGTAAGAAATATAAGTGTCATAGGTCTAGTATTCTTGCTTAACCACGAATCACTTTTCATATCACTAGCCCAACGACTAGAAATATTTTCCATTTCAGCTATATCTTGATCTAACAACTTCAAAGCCATCTCTTTATCTTCGGGCTTAATATTAGAATCACTTGATATTAAATTTTTTACTATACCATAAGCTCCGTTACTAGGAAGTATATCTCCAATGGTGTCTAATATCTTTGGAGCTTTTTCTTTTAAAAATACACCTACTTTAGTTTCTTTAAACTTTTTCTTCTCCTTTTTCATTCGTTTGGATATTGATCATATCTATTGTTATGAATAGTACTAGCTGAAATAACTGGTCCCACTTGTCCTTGTCCTACATCGTTTTGAAAGATTCTTTTGTTTGATAGATTATCGTGAAAGTGTTGGGTTGACCACGTTTGTGTTCCAGGATTAAATCTTAAACCACCACCGTCTTCACCATCCCAAGTTCTATTTCTAGATCCACCCCATTTATTTGCAAAAGTAGCATTTTCTTGACTATTAGCCCAAGCATTTTCATATTGGCGTACTCTTTCTCGACTAACTGCAGCTACTAGATTATTATTAACATCAGGATCGCTTAAGTTAAATGATTGACTAAATCCTCCTTCATCGGGATCCCATTGGGCGTATTGATATTGACTTTCTGCAGGATTCCACTGAACTGAATATCTTCCTTGATCATCACTCCACTCTCTTGTAGGGTTACTTGCAGTACTAGTTGGATTACTTAATGGTAAACCTTGAGTAAAATCAAACATAGATCCATGAATATCTCGTTGCTCTCTAAAAGTAGCTATATCATTTTTTAACTCTTGACGCATTTCGTGTTTATTTTGATATAATACTCTTCCCTGATCATCTTTTACACCTTTATAAGTGTTCCAAAGTTTATCTGTAATAGCATCTAAATTTGTTAACTTATCTTCAGGACGCACTCTAGTTAAAACATTGTTATTATAACCTTGAGTTACTATAGGTTGTCCTTGTTTGCCAAATCCAGTTTGTTGACTTAACACATTACCTATGTCACTAGTGTTTGTATAAGTAAAATTACCAGTTACAGGATCAACAACTCTCGCCATGTCTGGAATTAATGTGGGTGGTGGTGGTGGTACCGGTCTAGTTTGTTCTGTTGGACCTGAGCCTATAGCAGTATTATTTTCTTGAACATTAGGTTCAACTACATTAGTAGGTAGCATAGTAGATTTTTCTACAGCTTTGTTTACCGACTGTTCTTCTTTTACAACTTGAGGTGTTTTAGCATTCTCAAGATCTTTTACAGGAGTTCTATCAGTTATAGATGTTTTATTTCTATCACCAATAGATTTAATTTTATCAATTAATTTTCTTCCTCTATATTTTTTTTCTTTAACTCTTTTAATTTTTTTATACTTCGGCTTCTTAAAATCTCCATCTCCGTTTTTATTTAAAGGTGACTTACCAGCTTTAGAATAAGCTTCTTTTTCCCATGGCAAGTTCTTAGCTCCTTCTTTCATAGAATTTCTAGAGTATTTTTTACCTTTCCATATAACATTATTATCATCGTAATCTAAATCCCCTCGCTGCATCTGATCTAAATGAACTGCTTCATGATCAACAATTTCTTTTATTTTAGCAGGGGAATTAACATTTTTATTTATATGTATAGTTCCATCTTTGTTAGCTTTACCTAACACACCATCTTCCATTTCTACTTTTACTACTGGAGCATTAAAGGGATTTCTACGTTGCTTATACATTTTTATAAGGAAATTTTTTATTTAATTGTTGTTGGCGTTTATTACAACCACAGTCTTTTTCACCACTAACTTTTTGCACTATTTTTTTAATACCTGTAGCCGTAGTGAAGTTATGTATAGTATCTCCAAAACCGCTAGGTTTTTTAATATACTTACCCATTACTCTGATTTAAACGCTAATAAAAATTCTCTAATTCCCATTCCAAATGCAATACCACTATATAGTGAGTGACTGTGAGCAATCAATAATGCTCCTATTACTCCACAAGCTACCGCTTTTGAAAGTGGGTGATTTATTACTTGTTTAACTGTTTCCATGATTATTTATCTTTTTTATTACTTAATTTCCCGTCTACCTCTCTACACCAGTAAAGTATTTCATCTACTTTTTCTTCTAAATCGTTAATATGTTCTGTTTGCCATTGCTGTTTCAAATCGTACTCCATGCGTTCTATTTCAGCTGGTGGCATTTTCTTAGCTTCTTCTATATCTGATTGTAAAGAATAGTACATTCCTACAAACATAGAAGTTACTACTATAATGCTAATTACAGATTTAAGATCAATCTTAAATTCT